CTCAATGAGCAAACCTATTTTCCAAGCATTGAACTCTGAGATGAGAAGGAGAAATGACTTCTCTATTGGATATAGAGCAGAAAAGCCAGGTAACAGGATGAGCAAGAGGGACAGAATACAGGAGATATTAGCTCAAAGATTTTCAATAGGGCAGATACATCTGAAGAAGACTCAGTACGATCTGCATAGAGAGATAACAACATTTGGACCAAGAATGGCTCATGATGATACCATAGATGCTCTTGCCTATGCAGTCAAGTTTGCCAATCCTCCCATGGCAGCAGGTCAGGATAAAGAGGGTAATTGGTATAAAAAGAAACCTAAAGCAAGAGATTGGGTAATAGCTTAAAGAGTAAATTATGAGTAACGGATTAGATATAAGAAGAGTTAAGACTTCTGAAGGGGATATGACAGACAGATTAATAGATGAATTCATTCAGAAGGAGTATGAGGGAGGTAGGGGATATTTCAAGAAATTTGGTGAAGATAAAGGTGGATTTGAAAGATATGGTCAATTAGAAGAACGTGATCCTGAAGCTACCAAAGAACAGATAGAATGGAATTGGTATGAACCTACATCACATCAAATCAGGAGTGAGCTGGAGAGTAAGATTGGTACTCTTCATACAAGTAAAGGAGATGTAGAATCTTGGACATCAGGAGAAACATTTTTAGATAAAGCTTCAAGTTTTTCAAATAGAGGGGATAAGGTAGATACATCATTTGTTTCGGGATGGTCTCAGTTGGATAAAGCAGATAGAAAGACAGTTGCATCTGATATGTTCTCACATGAAGTACCTGATGATATGAAGGGAAAAGCTAAGTTAGATTTAAGAAAAAAGCATGGATTACATGAATATGGGACAGAATATGAAGCTTATAAATCACTTCAAATCTATTTACCTAATGGGAAAAAAGCATATCTTATAGAGAATGATATGGGAGATGGAGAAAAGGTATATCAGATAAGACATCCTGGGACAAAAGGTAAATTTGTGGAAACGAATAAACAGGCATTTAATTCAGCATTGAAAACTCATATGAAGCGTGTTAATAAGATAAGCAATATTACAACTGAACAGTTGGTGGAAAATCCTGGTATAATATCAGAGAAGTGGTATGGAAAGCCAGAAGTAACAGTTGGAAAAATCAAGAGTGCTGATAATATGGCATTTGAAGCTGTAGTTTCAGCTGATAAAAATTATAAGATGGGGCAGTAGTAAAAATGGATTCTTTGTGGGATAAGTGGTCAGGAAAGTTTGGAAAGGCACAGTCTTATCTTAGTGAATTGTCTGAAGATCCTGAATTAAAGTGGATGCAGGATCTATACGAACAGAAGGGTATGAATATAGGTAAAAATATATTCCTTGGGCAATTTAGCAATAAGCTTCCTACTGGCATTACAAAAGGAGGGTGGGATACAGCAGCAGATATTTATTCGCCTGGTGGGATATCTTATGAAGATGTACCAACTTTAGGAATCAAGGCAGAGTTTGATCCTTCTAGAGTTACAGGATTTGTAAGAAGTCTATTTGGGAAGTGATATGGCAGATATAATTACAACTAAAGATTTATCCGTAGAGGATACAAGTAAATTAAAAACAGGAGATACTAAAAGGAAGTATAATGCATCTAAAAAGAAGAAAAAGAAATAATGGCTAAGAAGAAAAAAGTAGATCAGATAAGGGAATTATATAACTTGTCCAGTAATTGGACACGAAGTCAGTGGGAGTTTGTAAATCAGAAGGGATATGAGTTTGCTCATGATGAGCAGTTATCCCAGAATGAGAAGACATCTTTGCAGGAACAAGGTATGCCTACATTTACAATTAACAGGATATTGCCCGTTGTTGAGATGCTTAACTTTTATGCAACTGCAAATAGTCCCAGATGGCAAGCTATTGGTGTTGAAGGGAGTGATTCTAGTGTAGCAGCTGTATTTTCAGATTTATCTGATTATATCTGGCATCTTTCGGATGGTTCCGCACTTTATTCAAATGCGATAAATGATGCTATTTGTAAGTCTATGGGATATATTCTTGTTACTGTAGATACAGATATGGATAATGGTATGGGAGAGGTTGTTCTTCAGCAGCCAGAACCTTTTGATATCTATGTAGATCCAAAGTCAAGGGATATGATGTTCAGGGATGCATCTTTTGTCTTGATAAGAAAAGTACTCCCCAAAAGTCATATTGTAAAGCTTTTCCCTCAGTATAAGAGAAAGATAAATAGTGCTTCTTCTCCAGATGGGGACAATTCTTTTTCAGAGAGAGCTATTGCAGATAGTGAGCAGAAGTTATTCTTAAAGGATGACGCTACTGCAGAGGATATGGGTATAGATTCAACTGGAGAGCAGGAACAGACATTAGAATTATTTGAGCTTTATGAAAAGATAAAGATTTCTTATATAAATGTATTTTATAGGATACCTCCAAATGAGGAGCAGTTGAAGGCAATTCAGCAGCAGGTACAGGTGAAGATGAAGGAAATGGCTGCTGAGATGGAAGTTGGACTTTTGGAACAACAGAAGCAAATGCAGCAGGCAGTTCAGGAAGGGAAGATGATTCCTGAAAGATATGAGTTGGAAATGAAGAAAGCTCAGGATATGATGCAACAGCAGTTACAGGCTGCAGAGCAGGAATATATGAGTCAATTGCAGGCTGCAGCTTCTCAGATTGAGAATAAGATTATATCAGAGAAGGAATATAACATACTTCTTAAGGATGAAGCTTTTCAGCAGTCTGTTGTTGACAGTGTACAGTTTTATGGTACAAGGATAAGGCAGACTATTGTTGCAGGTGATAAATTGCTCTCAGAGATAGTATATCCAGAGAATATAGTTGATTATCCATTAATCCCATTTCATTACAAATGGACTGGAACTCCATATCCAGTATCTGCAGTTGCTCCTTTGGTAGGAAAGCAGAAAGAGATAAACAAATCTCACCAGATAATGGTTCATAATGCATCTTTGGGATCTTCCCTTAGATGGTTATATGAAGAAGGTTCTATTGATCCAGAGTTATGGGAGCAGTATTCTTCTTCTCCAGGAGCATTACTTCCCATAAGACCAGGATCTGCTCCTCCAACTCCAGTTCTGCCAGCTCCATTATCAAGTGCATTCTTTTCTGTTGTTCAGCAGGGGAAAGCAGATATGGAATACTTAGCTGGAATTTATTCCTCAATGCAGGGAGATACTCAGCAACAGCATGAGACATTCAGGGGAATGCTGGCATTAGATGAATATGGGACCAGGAGAATTAAACAATGGATGAAGCATTCCATTGAACCAGCATTAAGGCAGTTGGGGAAAGTAATCATGCAAGTATCCCAGTCTGTATATAGTGCAAATAAAAGATTTAGAATCATACAGCCTTCAGCTATTCAGGAACAGCGAGAGCAGGAACTGAATATTCCAATCTATAATGATATGGGACAAGCTATAGGTAAGTCAATGGATTATCAGGCAGCTAAGTTTGATGTAAGAATAGTTGCTGGCTCTACACTTCCAGTAAATAGGTGGGCATATCTTGCTGAGTTGAAGGAACTTCTGCAGTTTGGTGTCATAGATGATATTGCAGTTCTTGCTGAGACTGATGTAAGAAACAAAGAGCAGATTGCCAAGCGTAAGAGTCTATATGCACAGCTTCAAGGGCAATTACAGGGATTGCAGGAGGCTATGAAAGATAAAGAAGGAACTATTGAAACTCTTGAGAGACAACTCGTACAGGCTGGAATTAAGGGTAAGGTTATGCAGGCTGAAATGGAGATTACTAAAAAGAAGGAAGAGGTCAAGGGTGACATGAAAGATTCTTATCGTTCAACAGAAGCAAAACAGAAACTTCTACAGAATGTAATGTCTAATGAGGTGGACTCTACAAAGAAAGATTTAACAAGAGAATTACAGTTTGCAAAAAAGAATTTGCAAGGTAGTGATAAAAAGTAGTAACATTAACAAAAGTATAGGAGAATAGAATGGAAGAAACAGCAGGCAACCCAGAAGCAATACCAACAACTGATCAAGTTGAAGGGGAAGTTTTTGGCTCCTCTGAGGGCTTTTTTGAAGCTCTAGAAGAAAATGTAAATGGCGTAATTGCCGATGATAACACTGAGGCAACCCGACAGGAAGTTGGCACCGAGCAGGTAACCCAGCAAGAAACTGTTGGCTCCGATAACGTGGGTTGGGACGATGACGGTAATCCCTATAAGAAACGCTACAAAGACAGTAGCCGTGAAGCCGTTAAGCTAAGAGACAAGTATAAAGAGGTAGAACCTTTTGTACCTGTTCTTGAAGCAATGAAAAACGATAGCGGGCTAGTTGAGCATGTTCGTGAATATCTGGTCAATGGAGGTAGTACTCCAAAGAGCGTACAAGAGCAGTTTGGATTAGATGAGGATTTTATGTTTGATGCTAATGAAGCAATGACAGAACCCGACTCTGATTCAGCAAAGGTCTTGAATGCTCAGGTAGACAAGGTCGTTAAGCATAGAGTGGGACAATTAGTACAGACTGAGAAAGCTAATGCTGCAAAAGTGCAGCAGCAGGCAGCACGAAGTTCGATGGAAAATGACTTCAGGAAAAAGAAGGGTATGTCAGACGAACAGTTTGACACCTTTAAAGAAAAAGCACAGAAACATGTGCTTACTCTTGAAGACATTGACTATCTATTGAATCGTGATCAGGCTAATGCTAATGTTGTCACATCTGCTAAAAATGACATGTTGGGCCAGATGAAGAATGTCAGGAACATACCGACAACCGCTAGTGGAGCTAACAGCCAGACCGAAGAGAAGACTCCAGATAACGCTTTGTTTGATGGAATCTTAGGTCTGGATGGCGATTTAGA